CAGCCCCAGCCAGATCGTCACGCTGCTGAGTCCGATGACGAAAATGGTGGAGAGCCTTGACCCCACGACGCAGCGCCCCACGGGCAAGTACGCGGTCAAGGTCGAAATGCCCGATGTGGACCCCAAGACGGGCGAACAAGTGATGATGACGCGAACCCCCGACGAGGCCGTGAAGCGGATGAAGGAATTGCCGGAACAGTACGGCAATCTCTTCAAGTCCGGCGTCGTCAGCGGGATCGGGTCGGGGTCGGCGACCGGCGGCCTACTGCCGGGCCAGAGCGGCCGGGTGGATGTGCGGAAGTTGACTCCGCAGCAGTACCGGGAAATCCGCGAGAAGAACCCTGAGCTTCTGGGATTGCGGCCCAACAAGGGCGGCCGTCGCTAGTCAACGATCCAGGGGTTTGTCGTGTTGTGAGGCTGCCGTGTGGGCAACCTCCCTCATGTAAGGGCCGCGCGTGCGGCCTCTCAAGCACGGCCGCTTGTGAGCGGCCCTTTACGTCCCTAGACAAACCGAAGAGGAACGAAGATGAACACTCTGTACCTATCCGAGGCTCTCGTCGCTTGCTTCGCCAACGACAACGACGCCTTCATCCCGGAACTGTGGGCCAACGAGGGGCTGGCCATCCTCGAAGAGAACATGGTCATCGCCAACCTCGTCCACCGCGATTTCGAGAACGAGATCAAGGACTACGGCGACGTGGTGAACACCCGCCGGCCCGGCACGTTCCAGATTCGCCGTAAGGCGGACGGCACCACGCTGTCGCAGCAGGACGCGAACGCCACCAACGTCCGCGTGCCGCTCGACCAGTGGTTCTACACCAGCTTCACAATCAAAGACGGTGAGGCCAGCAAGTCCTTCCAGGACTTGGTGGACATCTACCTCCGGCCCGGTATGCAGACCATCGCCCGCGCGGTGGACCGCGCCGTGCTCGGCCGCTGCCACAACTTCCTCGGCGCTCCGGCGGGTCGCTCGGGTCGGCTGGGCAACCTGACCAGCGCCAACGCGAAGGACTACCTCCTGGAGGCCCGCGAGCGCCTGAACGTCAACAAGGCCCCGGTCGACGGCCGCAACCTGATCTTGGCTCCTTCGGCCGAGACCGCCTTGCTGAAGTGCGATATGTTCATCAAGGCGAACGAGCGCGGCGACGGCGGCACGGCGTTGGAGAACGCCCAGTTGGGCCGCATCCTCGGCTTCGAGACGTACATGGACCAGAACGTCAACTCGATGCTGGCCACCAGCGCCGACATCGAGGACGGCGCGATCGACAACGCGGACGGCTACCCTGCTGGCCACGCCGCCGCGATGACGGCGGACACCTTCACCTCGGCGGCCGTCGTCGGTGAGTACGTCACCGTCGCCGGCAACGATCAACCGACCTACCTCACTGCCACCGTGGGCGATCCCTGCACCAGCATCACGCTCAACGAGGCCCTGAAGTACGCGGTCGCCGACGACGCCGTGTGCCGTCGCTACAAGTCGTGTGATGTGAAGGGCGACTATGCAGCCGGCTACGCCCAGGCCGTCGTCCTGGACGGCTGGGGTGTCGACCCGCAGGTCGGCCAGTTGGTCGCCTTCGGCACCGGCGCGACTCGCAAGGTCTACACGATCATCGAGTCCTGGCTGTCGGCCGCGGGTGAGCAGAGCGTGATTCTCGACCGGCCGCTCGAAGTCGCTCTCGGCGATGACGACAAGGCATTCCCCGGCCCCGGCGGCTCGCTGAACCTCGCGCTGCATCGGGACGCCATCGCGCTGGTGACCCGTCCTCTGGCCATCCCGAACAACCGGATGGGCGTGCTTTCCCACGTCGGTGTCTACAACGACATCGCCATGCGGGTCTCGATGCAGTACGACATTCAGGAGGGCGGCACGGTCGTCAACCTCGACATCCTCGCCGGTGTCGCGGTGCTCGACGAGAACCTGTGCGTTGTGCTCCTGGGGTAAACCCTGAGTCGGCGTGATTGCGTGTCGGAAGTAACGGACCAGCCCGCCCGGGAGCGCGTCCCGGGCGGGCGGTCTTCTCGTTCGCAAGCCCGTTCTCGGACGGAGACCTCTCAATGATCGACTTCAACGCCGTATTGGCTCTCCTGAAACAGTACGGGCCGTTGGTCCTGATAGTGGCGTTCTTTCTCTGGCAGGGTTGGGTCCGCGAGAAGAATCTGCTGGCCCGCATCTGCAAGCTGGAAGACGAGCAGCGCAAGGTGCTTCTGCCGATGGTGGAGAAATGCACGAAGGTCATTGCGAAGAACAGCGTCGTCATGCGACGACTGGAACGCGCGATGGATCAAATGTGGGTCTGTAGGGCCAACTGTCCGTCGTCTGGAGAGTGTGCGAAAGACTAACCCTCTTACGGTGGTGCTGTCATGCTGCACAACGAATACTTCCTCAATCGACAGGTGCAGGTGGCACTCTACGCTTTGCAGCGCCAGTACGGCGGCACGATCACCGTCTTCTATATCCTTTCACGGGAGACGAACACGAAGACGGGCGAGCCTTCCGTTCGTTACCGGGCCACGAGAATCAACCGAGCAATCATTCTGCCCGTAAGGATCAGCCGTGAGGTAGAACGCACGATCTCGATCATCTCGGCAAATAAGCAACTGGTGACAGGAGGTGGCTATGACAGCGGCAAGCGAACATTCATCATCAGTCGTCGAGACGCGCCGACGCTGGTGTTGGAGAAGGACGACTTCCTCGTCTACAAGGGCTGCAAGTACGCCTTCGACACCATCGACGACTACGAGTTTGCATCGGCCTACTCCGTCGTGGCGAAGCGGCTGACCGGCGAGACCTTCGACGATACCACGCTGGTTCAGCATCTCGATGGCGACGACAGCGTGGAACTGGTGGGTAGCGCGGATCAGTTCCGCGTGCTCACGGGCGAAGCGGGCGATGCACTGAACCTGTCTTCCGACGGCGGGGCGGAGGTCTAGCCATGCCTGCGAATCCGAATTGGGCACGGTGGATATTCGCCTCGCTGGCGACCTATCTGAAACAGGTGGCTCAGGACAACAACATCCTCGCCCTGGTGGAAGGTCTCGACGAGAGATCGACGGAGTTCATGCAAGCGACGGATCGCGCGGAGGTGCGGATTACGGGTCCGTTCATCCGCGAGCTGAGCCACAACTACTGGGAACTGAAAGTGGACGTAAACGTCCTTCTGACCAGCCGCATCGACGGGCCGGACACGAAGAACCGTTACACGTTCACGCGGTTTGCCGGCATCTTTCAGGCGGCTATGGATGCGGCCATCGCCATCTATCGGTACGGAAATCAGCAGGGCGACGACGAGACTCTGGTTGGGTGCTTGTCGCCGTTATCTGGCCGACACGATGCCGTGCGGGTTTTTCACTTCGGCCAGATCAACACGACTGACGGGCTACGGCAGTCAATGATTGACGCCAAGTACGTGATGGAGCTATCCGACAACGACATCACCTAACAGGAGATAGACGACATGGCACGCATCGAACTGCGAGATTGCACCGTCCGCCTGAAGGACGGTCTGAGTGGGTCCGCCAAAGTGAACGAGCCGGTCCAGGCTCCGCAGCAAGGCGACAACGAGATGGACATCAATACCGTCGTGCTTAACACCGAAGACACCGATCAGGTGCCGGTCGGGGCACGATTCACCGTAAACGGCGAAACCGGCACCCCGGTCCACACGGTCACGGCGCGCACGCCCGATCCCGGCGCGACGACGAACATCGTCTTCACGCCGGCCCTGGCAAGTGCGGTCACCAACGAAGCGGTGATTACCTTCTTGCCCCAGCAGTTGGAGATCAAGATCGGCGAAGGCAACCTCACCTACACCGAGCACAAGGAGTACGAATACCTGCTCGACCGGGGCGACCTGGATGCGGTGCGGGAAGGAAACGAAGTGCCGTTGGACGTGCGGATCGAGTGCGTCTACGAACACATCACCACGGGCACCAGCGAAACGATCAGCCCGATGGACGCCCTCAAACAGAAGGGTGCTGCGTCCGAATGGGTCAGTTCGGCCTCGGACCTGTGCGAACCCTACGCCGTGGACGTGGAGGTGGAGCACAACGTCCCGTGTGGCACGAATCAGGACGAGACCACGCTGTTCCCCGACTTCCGCCACGAGACGGCCGAAGTCAACTTCAAGGACGCCACGATCTCCATCACTGGCAAGTGCAACGTGACCGAGCCCATCGTCACTCGGCAGTAACGTGACGACTCCCCGGCCTTGTGGCCGGTTGGGCTGGCCTCCAATGACCAGCCATTCCTAATGTGACCGGCGGGCGGCCGGCGCTTTAGCCAGCCGCCCGCCGTCTTCTTTTCCCAGCGAGTGGAGAAAGACCCATGAAGATTGGTGGAGTTGACCCCAAGACCCTCTGCAACGAAGTCGTGCTGGTCCTGCCGCGCGGCGAAGACAAGATCGTGTTTCGGGCTATCGGCCTGAAGGATACGGACGAGTTCGACGCCCTCTGCCCTCAGCCCAAGCCGCCCGGGAGGCTGACGAAGGACGGCTGGGTCGCCAACAACGACGACCCCACATACCAGCAGGTCATGGAAGCGTGGGCCAAGAAGCGGCTCGGCTACATCGTGACCCGCTCGCTGGCGCCGAGCGACATCGAATGGGACACGGTGAAGCTGGACGACCAGCGGACCTGGGCCAACTGGGAGGACGACCTGAATAGCGGCGGTCTCACCCAGATCGAGTGCAACCGCGTACTGGCCCTCGTCATGGAGGCGAACGCCCTCGACGAGTCGAAGCTGCAAAAGGCGCGCGAGGTTTTTCTGCGTGGTCAGGGTCCGATGCCGCCCGAGTTCTCTGGCCCCCTTACCGCACCGGCGAATACGTCATCTGGAAAGCCTGCGCAAGGCTAGGCATTCGCCCTCCGGGTGTGCGGCCATCGTGGGATGAATGCGGACTTGAGACTCAAGCTTTGATCGTCGCGTTCGATCAAACCGCGAGTTACGACGAGTCCGAGCGGGAGGCTCAGTTGATGGGGGCAAGGAAACCCTTCGAGGCTACACCGCCGCCTTCTTCGCGGCCGTCCCAACGACGGCGAGGCTCCTGACCATGAAGTTCAAGCGCACGTTTGCCCTGCCCTCCATCAACTTGTCGGCCTACAAGAAGGAACTGCATCGCAAGATGAGCGAAGCCATCGCCCAGGCCACGATGGAGTGGCTGGATACTGTGCTGCGGGAGATCCCGGTCTGGAGCGGTGCATCAAGAGCAACCTTCCTGAAGTTGGCGCAAAAGATCAACTATGGCCTCGACATCGCCCCGGTCGCCAGTGACCGCACAGGTCAAGGCATGTCGCAGAGCGATGGCGAGGTCGTCACCGACATCAACAAGGGTCTTTACACGTTCCAATACGGCACGACGCTGCCGTGGCTGATCTGGAACGAGTACCACAACGCCAACGTCGAGCCCGACCCCACGCTCTTCTACCGGGTCTGGAAAGAAGGCCCCTATATGTTCCAGGTCAAAGGGGCCGATGCGTTTGATCGCTTTGCGGAGACGGTCAAGCTGCCGCCCGTCGCACCCTTCGTGAGGAGGCGGCAGATGAAGTGACGAGGTGATGAATGGCCGACGAAATCATCAATAAACTAGGCTTTGACGTGAATCAAGCCTTGTCGGCCTTGAATCGTCTCGACGAGGCGTTGAAAGCCGCCGGGGCTTCGTTCAACACGTTCGGCGCTACGATTGATGCGTGGAACGCTCGCGCGTCCGCCGCCCTGGCGACCATGCGCGGTTTAGCCTCCGCGGCCGGCCGTGTGGCGAACGCGATGCAAAGCACCGGCGCCGCCCCGGCTCCGGCGGCCCCCGCCGCGCCGGCGCAGCCGCAAGGCTCCTCGCTCTGGCTCCCGCCCAGCCTCCAGTCCCAGATCCAGGCGGCAAATCAATCGTTGAACCAACTGGGGCAAACCGGACAACAGGCCGGGCAGCAGGTCGCCGGCGGCATGACTCATGCCGGCAACGCCACGAACACGGCCAAGCAAATGGCCGACAAGTTCGTGGTCAGTTGGCAAACGATTACCCGCGTGGTCATGACGCAGATGATCGTCCGCGTCCTGTCGTCGATCCGCAACGCCTTGAAAGAGGCCACGCAGTCGGCCATCGAGTTCCAACAGGCGATTGCTGAGGTGCGAACGATCGCGCCGACCATCGGCCGTGACTTCGAGCTTCTCAGCCGCGAGGCGGCCGAGTTCTCCAAGGCATTCAACATCCCGTTGCCGCAGGTCACGGAAGGTCTTTACCAGTCGATCTCGAACCAGTTTGCCACGATGTCGGAGCGTGCGAACGTGATGCACGCTGCGGTAAAGTTGGCTCGCGTCGGCGTGATGGACTTCCAAGACTCGATCATGCTGCTCACCGGGACGCTCAATGCCTACGGCATGGCTTCCAGTCAGTCTGAGGAGGTTGCCGCCAAATTCTTCAACACGATCCGCTTGGGTCGTATTCGTGGTCAGGAATTGGCCAAGACCCTCGGTCAGGTGATCCCGTTTGCGGCCCAGTTGGGGATAAGCCTCGACGAGTTGAATGCCTCAGTTGTCGCCATGACCATCGGCGGCCTGGAAGCCCGCAAGACCATGACCAGCTTGCGGGCGGCCATGAGCGGCTTCCTGAAGCCCTCGGAAGACATGAAGCGGGTTCTCCGGGAGTTGGGTTTCTCTTCGCCGGAACAGCTTATTGCAGCCAAGGGTTTCCAAGGTGCTTTGGAAGCAGTCGCGGACGCCTCGAACAACATGGCGTCCGAGATCGCCAAGAGCTTCCGTAACATCCGTGCGTTGACGGCCGAGTTGCGGCTGACGCAAAGCGGTGCGGAGCAGGTCCAGGAAGCCTTGGAGGCGATGGGTAAGTCCACGCCAGAATCCTTGAACAAGATCTTCGAGGAGTTCCGCAGCACGGACGCCGAGCGGCTGACGGCCGAGATCAACCGGCTGAAGACGACGCTCACAGAGGATTTAGGCTCGGCCATCACCCAGGTGCTCGGTTCGATCATCCAATTCGCGGGCGGCGCGGACAACATCTCGGCAGCCGTCCAGGCGATTGCGGCGGCGGCGGTCCCGGCGGGTGCGGCTCTTCTGGGTTTGGCCGTCGCCTTTGCGACGGTGAACTTGGCGATGGGGCCGGTCGGGCTGATGTTCATGGTGCTCGTCGGCGCGGTTTCGGCGTTCGCCGGCGCCTCGGCATACGCCACCGCCTCGGCGATCAACGACATCCGCAAGCTGGCCTCTGAGCAGCGGCAGGCAACCGTCGAGTTCATCAAGAACGAAGAGGAGAAGCTGCGCAAGGTCCGCGAGGCCGAACTGGAAGCGATCCGGCAGGCCAACAAGGACTGGGAGAATCGCGCCTCGGTGATCCGGCGTGATTACTTCAAGGCCCTCGACGATCTCAAGGCGAAGAACGAGGAGATCATCGAAAGCGACCGCATGGTCATGCAGGCGATGATTTCTTCGCAGCAGAAAGTCGTCAACGCCTACCGCAGCGCGGCCCGGCAAAACCTGCGGGTTATGGAGCAGTCGCGCCAGCGCGAGGTTCAGGCGGAAGCCCAGTATTCCGACGCCATCCTCCGATATCGGACGAAACGCTTCAGCGACTACCGCAAGGTGGAGGAATACATGCGGCGAAGTCGGCAGTTGGCTCGCCAAGCTGCCGAAGCCCTGATGGGCGCAAAGACGGAGGATCAAATCCAGGCGGCCCTGGCGGTTCAGCAGCGTGCGGAGTCGGCGGCGAAAGAGGCCGAATCGCTCGCGGAGTCCACGGGGAGCGTGATTCAGCAGAAAGATGCCCATCAGAATCTTCTGCATATCTACCGGCAGAAGATCGATGCGGAGCGCGAGCTTCAGGCGTTGCAGGCGCAGCAGGCCCAAGAGAATGCTCGGCGTGCTGCCGAAGAGCAGGCTCGTGTCAACCGCATGAAGGTGGCGATGAAGGGCATCTTGGAGTCGCTGGAGGCGTTCGACAAACAAGGCGCGAAGACGCCGCAGGAGTTGGCCCGGCAGCAGGCGACGTTGCAGAAGAACCTCGAACAGTTGCACAAGGATTGGCTGGGCGGTAAGCGGGTGGACATCGCCGATCTGCTGGCGATGGACAAGTTGCAGCAGCGGGTTGAGACCGCCCTGGAAGGCGGCGTGAGCGACGTGGAGGTGAAGCGGCTGTTTGCCGCCGATGAGACCTTCGAGCAGTTCCGCCAAGACATCGAGGCCGGGATCGGTCCGATTCGAGTGCTCATTGAGGAGGCGACGGCGCATCGTCCGGAACTGCGCAAAGGGATGGAGGGCATGACGGCCGAGGAGTCGGTGGCCTATCTCTCGAAGCAGTTGCAGGATTCGCTTGCGACGATCCAGCGGTTCCGCGAAATGGGCGATGCGCTGAAGGTCGCCAACCAGGCGCTCGGGCGGCAGCAGAAGCAAGCCCGCACCCAACTGTCGAAGTGGATGAAGGAGTTCGGCGAAGAGGAGGCCCGCCCCCTCGGCGACAGGCTGCTTCAGTTCAACTTCCCGAAGAAGTACCAGGAGATGAAGGATGCGATCCTGGGCTTCGCCACCCTGGCAGAGCAATTCACCCGACCGGGTGTCAAGATCAGCGAGGAAGACTTCCAGGCGCTCAATGACGCCTACAAGAAGTACCTTGACACGATCAATCCCGGCAGGGTGAGCAGGGCGCGTCTGGAAGAGTTCATCCGGGATGCGGCGGCTGCCGCCGATCAGGCTGAGAACGCCATCAAGTTGCAGGGCGGCCTCCAAGCGTTGGAGCAGGAGGCGCTCCGAGCCC